TGATGAAGCAAAAAAGCAAGAAATAAAAACAAAGAAATTAAAATGGAAATAAACGAAAAAATAAAAGAGTTAGTATTACAACAAACAAACATAAACGTAGATGATACTACACGTACACGTGAACAAGTAGAAGTACGTAGTTTATACTACACACTGATAAAAGAAATAACACCTAAAACAACTTTAAAGCAAATAGGTAATTCAGTAAATAAGAATCACGCTACAGTTATACACGGATTAAATCAATGGGATATGCTTGTAAGATACAACCCAACACTAAACAAGTACAGGGAACGCATTTTAAAGCTATTTGACAAAGAAATAGATTTAACTGATATAGATTTACTACGTAAAAAAGTTAATCGTCTACAGGGCGAATTAATAGATTTACAAATAGAGAATGAAAGATTAAGAAAAGAACTACTAAACGATAGTGAACCAACAATAAAAGCAGCAAAAGAATTATTAGCTAAATTTGCAGGAAGTGAACAATACGAATTATTTTTAATAAAACTAAACGCTTTAATAGAAATGAATAAAAAAATTAAGATATGAAACAAGAAATAAAATTAGAAGATATCTTTAATCAGGAAAAGAAAGAAGATATTAAAAAAATGATTGATGAATCAAAAGAACGTGCGCAGATATTAATGCGACTAAAAGCAGGATATAAACCAATACATAAATACAATAATGGTTTAGGTGCTACACTATGTAATAAATGCAGCATAATAATAACAACAGGTTTACAAGATGAAATAATGTGTGAAAGTTGTATAAAAGAAATAGAAGTTAAACTAATAGATGAAGATAAAGAATGACACCAAAAGAGAAAGCTAAAGAATTAGTATATAAATTCTATCCAAATGTTCAGTGGAAATTAGGTCAGGAGGATTGTTTAGATAGAGCCAAACGATGTGCATTAATATCAGTTGATGAAGTATTAAAGGCAGCGTTTTATGCAAAAGATGAAGTGTATAATTATTACATTGAAGTTAAACAAGAAATAGAAAAACTATGACAAATAAAGAAAGAGCAGAACTACTACATAAGAAATACACAAAAGAATATAATAGATTTGTAGTAAGTGGATATATTAAACAAGGTTACCCTGAATGGATAGAAATAGGAAAAGAACTAAAACAACTTTACAAATGAAATACATATTTATATTACTGATGTATGAAGTTATTAGACCAAAACTAATTTGGTTATTCCATTATTTAATAAGCAAGAAATGAAACTAACAAAACAAGACAAAAAAGAAATTAGATTTTTAGCAGTTACTGCTTTAAAAGTTTACATAGGTTTATTATTAACTTTAACAATTATGTATATATGCCTGATATAACTAAATGCGAAGGTAGACAATGCGAACTAAAAGAAACGTGTTACAGGTACACATCTAAAGCAAGTGAGTTTAGACAATCATATTTTTGCGCACCACCATTAGAAATAAATGAAAATGGTAAACAAGAATGTGAATACTATTGGCCTGATAAACAAAAAGAAGAATAGATTATTTTTATTGAAATATGTTTAAACATTACTTTTAACTATGGCATTTGAAAAAGGAAATAAACTAAGCAAGGGTAGACCTAAAAAAGCAGAAGAAGAAAAAGTAAACAATATTTTCTTAAAAGCATTAGGGCAACTTTACAATAAAGAAACTGAAGAAGAAACAAAGATTGAATTTGTTAAAACTACTTTAATGGATTCACAACGTGGGCAGTTGTTTATAGCAGAACATATATTTGGTAAACCAAAAGAAGTTATAGAAGCTACACACAACGTAAACGATTTTAATATAAAAGATATCTTCAAAGTTGGGAATAGCAATAAATCAGAAGTATAACTTACTTGGTTCTGATAGTAGATACTTTGTAATTACAGGAGGCAGGGGAAGTGGTAAATCATATTCCCTTAATTCCTTTTTACTATTGCTTACTTATGAATCCGGACACGTTATATTATTTACACGTTATACTTTAACTTCTGCAAATGTTTCTATTATACCTGAATTTATAGATAAGATTGAAAGAGCCGATTTAAGCAGCGATTTTTATATAACTAAAGATGAAATAGTAAATCTTAAAACAGGTTCTAAGATTCTATTTAAAGGTATTAAAACAAGTAGTGGTACACAAACTGCTTCACTTAAATCTTTAGCAGGTGTTACTACTTGGGTATTAGATGAAGCAGAAGAATTAACAGACGAAGAAACATTTGAAAAGATTGATTTTAGTATAAGAACAAAAGGAATACACAATAGAGTTTTATTAGTGTTGAATCCTGCAACGAAAGAACACTTCATTTATAAAAAGTTCTTTGAAGATAAAGGTGTACAAGCAGGAAGCAATTTAATAAAAGGTGATACTACATACATACACACTACATACTTAGACAATATAGAAAATCTATCTGAATCTTTTATAAATCAAATAGAAAACATTAAACAACGTAGGCCTGAAAAGTATAACCACCAAATATTAGGTGGGTGGATGGACAAAGCAGAAGGAGTTATATTTACTAATTGGACTATAGGCGAATACAAACAAATAGGTAAATCTATCTTCGGTCAAGATTATGGTTTTGCAGCAGATGAATCAACATTATTAGAATGCAATATAGATACATCTAACAAACGCATATACATTAACGAAAGGTTTTACTTAAAAGGTCTTACAACATCACAGATATACAGTTTAAATAAGCAACACGCAAACGATGCTTTAATAGTTGCTGATTCAGCAGAACCAAGATTAATTAGCGAACTACAAACATTAGGGTTAAATATAGTACCTGCAGTTAAAGGCCCTGATTCAGTAACGTATGGCATTAGTATTTTACAAGATTATGATTTGATAGTTTCACCTGAATCTATTAATTTAATCAGGGAACTAAATAACTACTGTTGGTTAGAAAAGAAGTCAAAAACGCCACAAGATGCGCATAACCATTTATTAGACCCATTGCGTTATTGCGTTACATACCAATTAGAAAATAAAAACAAGGGTAATTACTTTGTGTATTAATGTCAAGTAAACGAAGCAATATACTTGACAGATGACCTACGGACAATTCATAGCTACAATACAATGTTACATACACCACGTTAAAAATGTAGAAGTAGATATAGCTTTGCCAAGAAATATTGGTGAAATAAAGCTAATGCATAAGATGTACGAAATAGCAGCAGCATATTTGAATAGTTAAATATTTGTTAAAATGTATTTTGTATAAATAAATTGTTTAAATTTGTTGAAACAAAAACAAAAAACAAATGAGAACCTACAGAATTAGTTACTACACAGAATACGCAGATGAATGTTTTGATTCAGAAGCAGAAATTGAAGCAGCAGGTATTTACGATGCGCTTATAACGTTTAATTCTAAGAATGTACGCAAACGTATATACAAGATAGAAGAAATGCCTACAATGACCTTAGAACGCAGAATAGAACTAAAGGTAAACGAAGGTAACGATGTATGGATTCCTTATGCAAAAATATCACAATCACTAAGGGATTTTTGGATAGATTATTTTAAGAAATAAATTGAGTTGGTTAGATAGTTGGAATTAGGGTAGCAGAAATGCTGCCCTTTTTTTTGTTTAATACAATTTCATATAAAAGTTATTATTAAATAAAAAACTTTATGAAGTTAGAAATATCTATACCTACATCTTTAAAAGAAATAACATTAGAAAAATACCAAAGATTCACACGTATAGCTAAAGACAATCCTGAAGGTGATTTTCTGCAGCACAAGATGATTGAAATATTCTGCAATGTTTCATTAAAGGAAATATCACTAATGAAGTTAAAGGATATTAACGCTATAACAAATAAGTTAGGCGAAATGTTCAATAACAATTATTCATTAATTCAAACATTTAAACACAAGGGTTTAGAGTTTGGTTTTATTCCTAATTTAGATGAAATTAGTTTAGGAGAATATACCGATTTAGAAACATACATTTCTGATTGGGATAATATGAACAAAGCTATGGCAGTTTTATACAGGCCTGTAATAAACAAGCTAAACAAAAAATACCTAATAGAAGAATACAAAGGTTCAGCAGAATATTCAGAAGCAATGTTACAAATGCCTTTAGATGTAGCTTTAGGTGCAATGGTTTTTTTTTATCATTTAGGCAACGCATTGTTGATGTCTACCCTGAATTATTTGGAGACGGACAAAGCGCTGATGGATTTAGCCGAGAAGCACAGTTTGGCAGAAAATGGAGTTGGTATAGTTCCTACTATGGTCTTGCTCAGGGAGACGTTAGAAGATTTGATGAAGTTTCAAAACTTCGACTTACAACCTGCTTAACATATTTAACATTTGAAAAAGAAAAAAACGAATTAGAAGCACAACAATTAAGAAGAAATGAAAACATATTATAAAGTTACAGAAGCACTAAGAGATTCACTACTACAAGATGGAATAGTAAACAACTGTTCTACAGGTGATATTTTCAACGTAGATTTAAACAAGCGTACTATATTCCCTTTAGCACACGTTATTGTAAATAGTGTAGCAGAATCAGCCACAGGTAATACAAACCTATTTAATGTTTCTGTATTGCTTATGGATGTATGCGATATATCACCTGATGAATCTACTGATTTGTGGTTAGATAACGATAACGAGCAGGATATATTTAACACACAATTTGAAGTAGGTAAACGATTTGTAGAATCAATGCGCAGGGGTGATTTATATACATTAGGATTTCAGCTAAATGGTAATGCAAATTACGAAGCGTTTAGTGATAGATTCGAAAACAAGTTAGTAGGGTGGACAATTACATTTAATGTAGAAGCAGCAAACTATACAACTATCTGCTAATGGCATATAATCTAATAAATACACAAAAGACGTTAGAACGCTTTAGGGACTATGTAATACAACAGAGTAGAACTAACTTAACTAAAGGCGATAAGAACGTTACAAGCGAGTTATACACTAAACTAAGAGGCGATGTTAAAGCAATGCCTAATTCAATAGGTGTTTATTTTGAAATGCCTGCTTATGGACAATTTCAAGACAAAGGAGTAAAGGGTAAATTAAGTTCTTTAAAAGCACCAAACTCACCGTTTAAATT